CGCCGCGCGGGATAGTCCCACACAAAACAACATAATCCCATTTTTGAGAGGCGCGGCGCGCCGCGATATAGGCTTTAGCGTCAGTCACGGTTTTAGCCACCGTGGCACCCTCAACAGTGGGGGTGAAAGTGATTCGGCCCCGGCGTCCCTGCAAGCCGGGGGTTGCAAAACGACCGATTACGCGGGCATAGGGTGCCGCCGGGGCTTCAATCATTCTTCCTTTTCCTTATCTTCCTCAAGCTTTTCGATTCGTTCGAACAGTCTTGCGTGTGTAGAGTGGCTGTTGCCTTGCGTTGCCGCTAGACGTTCGTCTAATGTGGCTATTCTTCGATCTATTGTGCCCATACGTTCGGCCAGCTCTGAGAACCGTTCAGCGTTTTTTAAATCTGCCCTATCAGTACGCGCTTCATTTTCCTTGTTAAGCTCAGTGATCATATCCATTACCGCCGCTTGCATTTCGGCAACTTGCGTCACATCGTCACGTAAGTTTGTTGAGTGGTGGTTGGTCACCTGTTCGCGCGTATCTTCAATGGCCGCTTGCATGTGGCTTATTTGTGCAGCTTGTCTTTTGTTTCGCCGCCTACCCAAGTATCCGGTTACACCGGTTACTGTTAACGCTGAGACGAACGCGGTTAGCAGCGTTGCTAGCGCGTTGATTCCCTCGGCTGAGTTGATCGGGGCGAGAGGGGCGGCGGCTAAAGGGATCAACACCGCCCCTAATGCTCCAACCAACATTGTTAGCCCTCGCTGTTCTCTGGAACCTTGGGGGCCTCAGTTTCCTTGCCCTGCCTATGCTTAGGGAAGATAGGCTTAGTGAACGGCGTGTGCCAGGAAGAACACAGAGCCGAAACTAGGCCAGCAAGGATAGCGAACGACTCGGGGGTTAGCAAAGCCTGCAACCCGTGCGTGTCAACACCATATGCACCTAACACCACCAAAACGGCGACAATAAGGCGATACAGTGCGGCGCGCTTATCCTGCCCTAGGAGTTCTTCACGATGCTTAGTCATTATGCACACACCCTTCCGGCGTTTAGTTCACGCTGAATTGCCTTACCGGTTTCAACCCCGGCGTAACCATCAACGGTGACACCAAGCTTGCCCTGCCATGCCTTAACGGTTTCGGGGCCTAGAATACCGTCAGCTTCAACGCCAAGGCGGCGCTGAACTTCTTCAACCAGCAGAGACCCGCCACCGTCGTATTCAATAGCGGTGAAACACTCTAAGTTGTCTTCGTTTTCCTCATCCTGGCCGCTGATAACCCCATCGATAGAGTGACCAAGCAGTAGCTGCATACGCCCAATACTGTCATTGCCTAACCAACCGTCAACAACAAGCGTGCCGTCTTTGTTGGTGGAGCGAACAGGGTTAGGGGTAGCGGTAGGGGTAATACCGGTGCCAGTGTATGCGGGCCTAATAATGGCGCAAATATCGTCCCAGTCACGGGTACGGCGATAGACGCCACCGCCGTTAGACTGTGAGCCGCCATTGCCGCTAGAAGTGTTGCCCTCAATAGTTGCCACATAGTCAGGGTACGCCGCCGCCAAGAATCCGGTATGGTCCGCCACGCCGTCGCCGTCCCAGTCGAAACATAGGACGTCACCGGGTAGAGCATTTTCGGGGGAAACTAGGCGCCCAACGTTGCGGGCGTCACGGATCATCCAGGGCACGTAGGCGTACACCTGGCCGTTGCCAAGTAGGCTGGTGCCCGCTTCCGCAAGAATGTTAGAAACGAACATTGCACAGAAAGGCACACCGCTAGAGGCAAAGTAGGCTGAGTGGGTTTGCTGTGCATACCAGCGCCCATACTTGGACCCTTCGAGGGCGTCATCCCAACGGCTGTAGCCCACCTCATCAGCGGCATAGCGTAACACGTCTGCTGCGGTAGTCACTGTGCAACACCTCCCACAAAATGATCATAAACATTGTTAGCGGCCTGAATATGGATGTCGCTAACGTCAATGGGGACAACATTGTTAGGGCCGTCCCCGAACTCGGGCATGGACTGCATAGCCTGAATTTCGTCATCAATACTAGTCATACTAAACATTATACAACGCCCCTTGTCAGATGTTCCACGTAATGGAAGCGTAGTAGTCACCGGGCGGGAATTTACCGCCGCCACTACCTGCAACTACCTGTAGATTGTCGCGCACAACGCGCAAGGAGAAGTTGCCGACCTTTTCAATGAACCCAGCGGCGGTACCGTCTCCCTTAATCGAGATTAGCGGGTTAAGTTTCGCCACTGTCATTATCTGCCCGCTAGAGAAACTTTGCTGCGAACCAGTCAAACGAAAGTCGGCGTGAATCATTGCGCCGTTACGTTCCACACGCACATAATACAAAGTCCACCCGCTTTGCACTGTCAGGCCGCCGTTAGGGAGTTTCTGCCGAACCCCACCCAGCACGATTGCGCGCCGGTTAACGATAGTTACGGCCACCCGGTCACCCTCAATTGCGGTGCCTAGAATCTCCACCCCATCGGACAACACGCCGCCACCATCCAAGGTTACCGTTGCGGGCTCGACACTATCGAGCACACCCCAACGTAGTTGCATTGCCGCGTCAACTTTTGCGGACAATTCGGCTAGGGTTTCAACCAGAGTTGATAAATCTGTGGGCATTGTGATTACCTCAATTTCTTTTAGGGTCGTATCAACCAGCGCGGTTGGGTCTAGAGTGTATTTAATTTCCTGGATAGTGGCCTTAGCCCTGTGGCCTTGCGAGTCAAACAAGACAACCTGGTTAGGGTCCAGGGCTAGGGGCGCGTTCTTAATGTCAATCTTGCCGACAGGTGCGGAAAGCTCTTGCAACTTGCGTTGTGCTTTAGCAAACAAGGTGCCTGTACTGTCTGCCTCAATCCCGGTCTCTGTGTGGGTGATCCAGCGTCCCCGCGACTGGTAGGAGTAGGGCGAGTCAGGGTTTTCATTGCGGGCAATGCCGGTGAGAACATGTTTATCTTCGTTGTCACCGCCACCGCCTGCCGCGTTACCAACAAGCACAACCTGGTTGGGGACACCAAGAATGTCTTGTTCGCGCGTCCATTCTGCCGTATGGATACAGTTTGCACCCTCAACGAACATCCACGAAATGCCGCGATCTTCCGGGAGAGTGTAGGGGGTGATACAGAACGCGCCGGAACCATCGGTGTAGAGGCCCCAATAGTTAATAGCGTCTAGTAGGTCGTTGATTATTTTAAGGTAGCTGGTGCCAGCGTCCCACACCATAGCGGAGCGTAGATATTTTTGCTTGTCGGTTGCGACGATGTTTGTTTCACCCTGCGCTTCAATCAGACTTTTAACCAGAGGTACAACCGCCGTGTTAGCGGGAACGCTGTAGGGGTATTGTGTGCATGACTCGCTCAAAATAGCGAGCTTACCCAATAGCTCAACACTGATAGTGGTTTGTGCGTCTGTGTAGCTTCGCTTCGGGGAGGAATACAGGAACACGCCCAAAGGCCACGTATACCCGTTAACCGTAGCGTCAATGCGTACACGTTCACTAGCAAAGTTAATGCCCTGCCCAGTGTCGGCTATCTCAAGAGACGCGGACGTCCTTAACTGTGTGGTAGCAGAAACAGAGACGCTACCGCTAATTACTTCTTTCAGTTCGCCTATTTCATGTTCGAGTCGGCTAAGCCGGGTAACCGTGTACTTGGTTACCCGGTGCCCAACCCAATCTACACTGTTAATGTCCATGCGGCGCTTCAACCTCAGTTACTTCAAAGCTAACGTTCCACGCGCCGTTGACGTCGCGGGGCAAACTGACCTCACCCAGCGATACCCACATTCGCCGCCCCATCGGGTCACGGTAAAGCATGACTTGCGGGGTGAGGGCTAGTTTCTCTAGGTCTATCAGGCTTTGATATTCTTCGTCCCTAACATCTACGCTAACAGAAACAGAGCGTTCATATTCACGGCCAGCAAACAGTACGCCTTTTTCACGGCCTGCGAACCGTTGCACTTTACGGTTAAGCAACCCAGTTTTTAGCGTGTGTTTAGGTTCCCACGGGAACGCAACGCCGGGGCTTGCGCCATCTGAAACCCAGATAGCTTGCGAGTCTGCGCTAACCGCACAATCAGTGTGCGCAGAAGAGGGCAGGTCACTAATGGCTTCTACCCGGTAGAGAGTGTCCCCATTAGAAAGGGCCGTGTAGTCCGTGTAGGTTGTGTCCAGCGGTACAAGGGCGGCGAGCACTTCCCACGTAGCGCCACCGTCACGGCTAGCCCACACAGTGTTTGTCACTGCCGCCACATTGTCGGTGCTGGTGGGTTGCGGGTTGCTAATAGTGAGGTTCACGCACCCGTTAGTTTCATCCCACTTGCCAGCGGCAACCGGCGCTAGTGGCATTGCGTACTCTACTTGAAAAGCTGCCTCGGCCACGTTCGACCATAGGCCCGCGCTAGACTTAGCCCGCAATGCGACACGCCAACGACTACCGTTCGGGAGTGGGGTTGTGAACTGTAGTTTAGCGTCAGCCGTTTCGCTGGTTTGGGTCTCAACCAGGTTCCCGTTAGTGTCATACAGCTTGCCCTCGGCGGCTACCTGTGTTGCGCCCGATGTTGTAATGAAGCGCCAGGTCAGGTTTAGGCGTGAGGTTTTCACCACCGGAGCGCCCAATACGGCGAACCCCAACAGCGCGCTAGGTGGGGTGTCTACGTTAATGTTGGCTACATCTGACCAAGGAGAGGCCCCAGGTTCTTCACCTGGTTTAAACAATCCCCATGTGCGCACCTGCCACTCCCAACGCCCCACGGCAAGCAAAGGCAGGGTGGTTGTTTGAGTAGCGCCAACCGAAACAGTTTCCCAATTGGTGCCACCAATAGCCCTATAACGCACTTCAGCTTTTTCTTGCTCTGAAGTATCCCTTGAGTTGTGTTGCCACTCTAGGGGAATGTTGGTGGGGGCTACCGTTTCTTTAGGCCCCACAATAGTCGGGGCCGCTGGTGGTTGCGGCGGGGGGAGCGTGTTTGACTGAGTATAGGGCGATACCTGCGCCTTGCCGGGGGATGCTAACGCCACACCCCACGACATTTCCCCTGTGGGGGCGGGTAGAGTAACAAACTTTGTTCCCGCCCCATACTCGGTTTCAGTGTCGCCTTGCTTGACAAGCACGACCGGCTCATACCCTAACCTGTTTGCCCAGGTCAGGTAGACGCCGCCGTCTCGACTGTATTTGACGTTCACGCCGGTTGGTGCATCAATAGGTGTATACAGTGGGTCAGCGGCGGGGACACGGTCAGACACGCCTACCGTGTTCCAGGTGTGAACATAATAGGTGTAGCGTTCGTTGCGGGCCGCTGCATTATCCGTCCAGCTAGTGGGTTTGCCTTGCAGTGTGGCGACACGAACTAGTTTCCCGTCGACCCCTTGACGTTCGATACCCACCGCAAGGACCGGTTTAACGCTAGTGTCATTGTTAACCCACGTCACATAGGGACGCCCCTTGACAAGGACGGCCTTAACATTGGTTGGCCCGCTTGGGCCTTGAATAGGGGTAGCCGGGGTACCGCCACCGCCACCGCTTGTTGCGCCGGTAACCTGTACCGTGTGCGTGTACGAAACAGTAGGGTTGCCGCCATTCCAGATCGGACCCACGCTAGCGTTAAACGTGTAGCTTTTAGCTCCGCTAACCGCCACCGTGATTGAACGTGAACCAACCTCGCGCGTCACAGACCCATTGTAGGGGCTAGAAAAACTAAACGGGATATCGGCCACAATAGCGCCGGTGGCGTGTAGTACGGAACTAAAGTTATGTCCGTACCCGTCACTCGAAACAAAGTAGCGGGCGGTGAGCGTAACTGTTTTGGTGTTTGCGGTCACTGTCGCCGGGGACTGTGTTACATTCACACCGACAAACAAATACCCGCTAGACGGGCTCCATTTAGCCATGTTCTATCTCACACCTAAAATTTCATTAATCTTGCGTTTTGATACGGCGGCATTAGTGGGGGCTTCCCTCACGTCTAGGTAGGCGTCCATGTCCTTACCGCCAACGTTGAGAGTCACCGACAAGCCGTTAAGGGCCTCAACCAGTGACGCCTTGTCAACGCCCTTGTTTTTGAGTGTCTGCCACTGGTTGGATGTGAACACCGGCTCAGGCTTCCCAGTCTTATTGACTACGGTCGTAATACCGGGACGTAACCACCCGCCTTGATCATACTTGAAGTGCCCGTAGTTTACTGCACCGTAAACGCTGGTTTCGCGTACGGGAATACCAAAGGTGGGGGCCTCAATGATCCGGCCAGGGCCAGACACTACCGCGACGTGGTGCGCGCCACCGATGCCGGGCGCGCCACCCCAGAACGCAAGGTCACCCGGGGCGGGGGAGCCAATCGGGGAAGAATTAGCTTGGAAAGACGACGCCGTGTGGCGGGGGACATTCTTACCCATTTGACGTAAAGCCCACACAATCAAACCTGAACAGTCAACGCCACCGGGCACGTTCACGCCACCCCACACATATGGGGTGCCGATAGCTTTGCGCGCCGTGTTGACAAGGTCACCGCCACCAATCTTTTCAGTTTCACCCTTAAAGATTTGCTTCAGACGATCAAACCACATGGGCGGCATGGCCTTACCCATGTCGCCAACCGCGCCGGAGGTTACCTTGCCCAACAGTTTACGGGTGGGGGCGAGCACTAGTTTCTCAATGGTTTCGAGTGGGTGCATAAAGGCATGGCCGATTGACTTCGCCTTGTCTTTGGTCCAGTTCCAAGCCTTGCCGGTCTTGTCTGTGATCCAGCCCCAAGCGTCGCCTAAAATGCCGCCGTCGGCGAAAGCGGTTTGTCCAGCGTCGCCACCATAGCTGAAAGCGTGGCCGCCGCTTTGGATAGCCAAACGGTTCATGCGGTGTACAGCTTCAGGGCCGCCCACGGCTTTAACCCACTCGGGCCTCATAATTGCCTCACCGCCGCTAAGCTCCAAAGCCCCACCGGTGGGGGAATAGAATTTGTGAACATCCCTGCCCGGAGTGTAGCCGGGCAGAACACCACCGGACGCAAACCCAGCCTTAATGTCAGGTAGGCGGGTTTTAATACCGATAGTGCTAGCCGCCGTGTTAAACCAGGTCTTAAGGCCTTTGTTGTATACAGTATCAATGACAAATCGGACGGGCGTTTTAGCAGCGTCCTTAATACCATTCCAAGCCGTGCTAACAACGTCGCCCATTGTCTTAAAGCCAGACTTTATCCCATTCCAGAACGTGGTGAAGATCGGGGCTAGGTTGTCACGGTACCATTTACCAACAGCGTCAGCGCCAGACTTGATAGCGTCCCAGGTTTGCTTCAAGCCATGGTCCCAAACCCACTGGGCTACGGCGGCCATGCCCCTAAACGCTGCCTTGATAAGCTCAATGTTCAGGTTGATAACCCAAAGTAGAACTTTGATACCGACCTTGATTAGCTCAAACACAGGGCCGATAATCCAGTCCCACACCCATTTAAGGACGGCCCCAACAGCCTTAAACACTGCGCCGATAATGTCGCCGCCAACCTGGAACGCCACCTTGAGCACATCCCAGCCAACCATAAGGGCGGGCACAACATAGTCAACAAAAACTTGCTTAAGAGTGTTGAACCAAGAAACAAGTTGATCAAACAAGGGTTTGAGGTAAGGCATTAGCTCATCAACAAGTTTCTTGCCGCCATTGTAAAGACCTACTAGGGCGTCAACGATTAACTTTATTACAGCTACGCCAGCACCCGCCGTTAGGGACCCTAACCATTCGAAAAATGGTGCGATTTTCTCCCAAGCTTTGTCTACCCAATTTTTAATGTCGTTAAAGCCTTTAACCATTTTGTCGGCGAACGCCTGCATTTTCGGCGCGGCTTTGTCAATGGACGGACCCAGAGATTCAAAAGCTCCCGCGATACGTTTAACCACCCCGCCAATAAGGGTGGCGCAGATATTCAAAACAAAGCACAAGATACAAACAATTACTACACAGACAATACTAAAA